AACAACCTCGGTGCCCCCTATACACAGTGGTTCGACGGACGCATTGATGAGGTCGCGATCTACGGCACGGCGCTGAGCGCAGCCCGCATCTTGCAGCACTACAACGTCGGCAAGGGCCTCATCTCGGGTGCACCCACTCCGACGACGACGACGAGTCTCACGCTGACCTCGGTGGCGACCTCGGGTACGAACCCTCCGGTGGACACGAACTACCCGGCGTCGGCTCCTGCGGATATCCACTCTCAGGCGGTGCGGTCGGCGGAGACGACGAAGCCGCAGACCTACCTCGGTGGGGACGGGACGGCGCGGATCGACGGGCTGATCCCTCCGGGCTGCATGATGATGTGGCCCACGAACACGCCGCCTGTCGGGTGGCTGCTGTGCGACGGGAGCAACAAACTGGTCGCGGACTATCCGACGCTGGCGGCGGTGCTAGGCACGACGTTCAATGAGGGGCTGACGATCCCAGCGGGAAACTTCCGTCTGCCGGACTTCAAGGGCAGGTTCGCGCTGGGCTACAACCCGGGTGCGGTGACCTACGGTGATGCGCTGGGTGACAGCGACTTGGCGATGACTGCTGCGCTGCGTGAGTCGCGGTTCCAGCACACTCACCACCACGACATTACCGGCCAGTCGGCATCGACTGCCTCCGATGCGTGGCAGACCCCCAACACCGGGGGTAACAACGCCGCCCGGTACTCGTCGTACCAGGGACACGCACACGGTGGTGTCACTGGTGACGCCTCTGCTCTCAATACGGGAATCGCGCACGCCTACATGACCGTCAACTACATCATCAAGACTTAGGATTCGGTCATGACTATCCTGCGTGGGGGAACTTTCAACGTGGAGGACGCACGTCCCCCGCGTGTCGTGCTCGGTGAGGTTGAGCGTTTCATGGACCGGCACCGATTAGCCTTCTGCTGTGTGCAGGAGTTCAAGATGTACCGGGACACCTTTGAGGCAGCGGACTGGTGCCGCGTGTTCGCGGCTGCGTGGCCGGGCAAGCAGGGTCGTGGAGATACCGCGATCCTGGTACGTCCAGGAGTCCCTGCTCGCAACCCTGCGTATGCCGAGTTCGGGGATGGGTGGGTCACTGTCGAAGGTGACACTCACGTACCCCCTGAGATACCCCGGGTCACCGTCGAGTGGTTACGAGTGGCATCAGTACACATGCCCACCCCGATCACCTGGGATGGTCCGAACCGTCCTCCCGAGGGTCCTCCTGAGCGGGTGGACGACTACCGCGCGTGCGCTCGAAAGGTCCGCTCCTTCCTGGCTGACGAGGAACCCCGCCTCGTCGCTGGTGACTGGAACGAGTCGCCTCGTACGTTGGGGCGCTGGGCTCCTGGGTGGATCGCGAAGCAGGTACGTGGTCAGGCTTGGCCTACGGGGAAACTCGCCGGACACGGAGATATCGACTACCCCGTGACAAACCGGTTCGTGAAGGTCGTGAACATCGGCAAGGACCTAGAAATCCGCGAGGGTTCCGACCATGAGCCGGTCTGGTTCAACGTCGAGAGGACCGGATAGGCGGTACGCTGCTGTCCAGCAAGACGGCCAGGACCCTTTAGTGACTAAAGAAGTCCCGGAGCCCAGACAGTGTGAACCTGTTAGGAGACGCGATGGTGCGCTGCGGATGCGCCTCCGACCAGTGCTCGTGCGTGGTCGTCGCAGGTGAGAACGTCGCTATCAGTGGAAGCGGCACCCGGACCAACCCGTACAGCATCTCTGCCGCCACCCAGGTCATCCTCGAAGGCGAGGGCATCGAACTCGTTGACCGGATCGTGGGCGAGGTCATCATGTTCGGTGGCAGCGCGGAGCCGAGCGGGTGGCTGTTCTGTGACGGACGTGCGGTGAGCCGGTCGGTTTACAGTGACTTGTTCGCGGTGATCGGCACTTCCTACGGCGCGGGCGACGGGTCGGCTACCTTCAACTTGCCGAACATGGCGGGCGTGTTCCCGATGGGCACCAGCGGTACAGCACCGCGAGGCACCCAGGGAGGTGCGGCGAGTACGACGCTGGCGACGGCGAACCTCCCGGCGCACACGCACACGATCGACCACAGCCACGGTGCGGCAGGCGACCACGATCACCAGTTGGACCGCTCCACCGCGACAGGTGGCAGCAACAACAGCATCCCGCAGGGCACCGCCGCTGCGACGGGTGGAACCTCGGGCGCGGCTATCGCCAACGCGGGGAGTCACACCCACCCGGCGTTCACGGGGAACTCGGGTAGTACCGGCTCGGCTACGCCGGTCGAGAATCGCCCACCGTTCGTGGCGATCAACTTCCTCATCAGGTCAGCGGCGTAGGAGGGGTCATGGCACGTTGTTGCGGAAGCGCCGGGACCTGCGCCTGCAAGGTGGAGGCAGGTCGCCAGGTCGAGGTCAGTGGGTCGGGAACAGCCCAGGACCCGTTCGTGTTCAACGCTACGACGGCGCTGAGCACCGAGGACACCACCACGTTCGACCTGTCCCTGTTCGGGGTGGGCACGCTGGATCAGCCGTGGGTGCTGCGCGTGGACTACGCGGCGACCGCGCGCCTGGACGATCTGCCTGACGTGAACGCCGCCTCACCCAACCCGGGTGATGTGGTCACCTGGGATGACGTGGCAGGGGAGTGGGTCTCCGGTCCGGCTGCGACCGCGACCCCGGGGGCTGTGCTCTCATCGAACGGGCTCGATGGGGACGGCTCCGGTGGGGACCCGCTGGTGGCGGTCGGTGAGGCTGCCCGGTACATCAGGGTCACCGGCTCGGGGATCGGCCTGTCGGACGCTGGCCTGAACCGCATCCTGCGTCCCTTCGCGAATGAGGCGGCGCGGGCGGCTGCGTCTCCTGCGGTGGCGGCGGGTGCGGTCACGATCCTGCAAGACGACCCGTCGATCCTGTGGTACTTCGACGGCACCGAGCATGTCCCGGTCACGGGCGGCATCGGCATGGACGTGCGTCCTGGGCAACTGCTGGCGCTCTCCGGGCCGTACGCGGGCGGGGCGACCACTCGGTACATCGCGCAGGTGAGCGCGACCACAGACGGCACCGGAGCCTTCGTGGTGATCCCCTCAGGGGACCTGACGGACTACTCCGGGGTGCTCAGCGTGTACGTGCAGCCCACCGGCACGACCGGCTGGCACTGTACGGTCCAGCCTGGGTCCGGGATCATCTCAGGGGTTGCTCGTCGTCTCGACACCGGAGCCCTCTACACCGGGGTCACCGTCACCGCTGTCGTTGAGGCTGTCCTCTACTAACTCGTCGCCCTCGAACTCACCCGGGGGGTACATCGGGCGGGGTGGAGCCTTGTAGTCGTTCACGACCTTGGCCGCGATGAGGGGGAACGCGGAGCGGTCATCCGCCTTGGCGGTCGGCACGAAGTTGATCGTCAGATGACCCTCGTCGTCGGACATGCTCTCGATGCGGGGGTCCTTGATCGCGGTGAGCAGGGGTTCGAGCAGCGCCGAGGTGGCGGTGTCGAAGGTGATGGTGCGGGTGACACCGAGTCCGTCGGGGTTGGAGGCGGTGACGGTCACGTCCTCCCACTCGGCCTGGACCTGCTTGATGAGTTGCTTGGCTGCGTACGGGAGTCTCATGGGTTGATTAGAACAGACTGCCCTGTTCTTCGGTAGGCACACCGTCGTTGAGTCGGTGCGAGATTTCGTCAGCCAGCCGCTGCCACAGTCCTCGGACTTCCGGGGGCGTCTCGGGGTCCCCTGCCCGCTCGACGTAGTAGTCGCGTATCGCCGTAAGAGAGGGCTGGCGGGCTTGCCGCAGGTGGTAGCGGGCACGCTCGACCATGCGGAGGTGCTTGATGCCCTCGTCCTCCGCCATTTGCGCGGTGCGATAGGCCACCTGGGGTGGTGCCCACTTGCGGCAGGAACACCGGACCGCGTGCTCGAACGGCCCGAGTTCGATGTAGGTGATCCGGTGCTCCATGCGCGCCTCTTTGGTGACTAAAGATGACGGACGATCTGTGCCTCATGGACGTTGCCGTCTGAGTCCACGATCCTCATGCTCCCGACCTCTGTCTCATCGACACCCGGGAACTCCACTTCCTTCTTCTGCCAGTGGTCTGGTCCGACCGGGTTCAGCACGATGGGGCGCGGGTCCCCGATCTGGGTGCCGGTGTGGTCGTAGAGGATCACCCAGATTTCCTGGGGTGGCGGTCGGTCGGCCCGCCTGCGGAACCAGCGCATCAGTTGCTCCTTCGCTTCGGCATCGTGCGGACCTCCAACTTGTCGTAGGCCGCACGCTCGGTCTCAGGGATGACGGTCTCGTTGATGTGGGTCCAGCGCACCATGAACTCCCCGGTGCTGCCCTTGATCCCGACGAGGTGCTGCTTCGCCTCGTCCTTCAACCGCCTGCCCTGCTTCTCTAGGTCGATCCCTTCTCGGTACATCGCGACCGCATTGAGCGTTACCGGGTCTGTGAGCAGGCCCTCCACGTCGGTGTCGTGGGCACGGCACACGTCGTAGAACCCGCAGATCACCGCGCACATGTCGCGCGGTGGCTCCTTCTTCGCCTCCTCGTCGTGGAGGTAGGCGTACACCACGTCGTCCAGCCAGAATCCCGCGTCGATGACGACCTGCTCGGAGTAGGGCTCCATCTGGACATGCACGCCCTTGTCGATCGCAGCCCGGTCGATCCACACGTTCGCGACCTGCACCTCGTCCAGCGGCATCGGGAAGTACCCGGCGTCCCACGCCCCCTTCGCGTAACAGTGACGCTGGAACTGCTGCTGCTGGTTGGGGCCGGTGCGCCGGATCGTGGTCAGCCCGTAGTCGGTCTTGAAGTCGATGAGCACGCCCTCGTCGGGGAGGATCATG